TAGGACAGGTTTTTTTCACGAAACATTTCATGTAATACGCGTGAAGAGTATTCATATAATCAGCACACTCAGAATTATACACATTAAATTGATCGGCGAACTTATGGAAATGGTTTAAGAATAGGTCGATATTCCCTTCCTTACGAAGCTCCAAATAACGGTATTGAATCTTGGTCTGGTTTCCACGTAATTTCCGTACCACCTCGTATTTCTTATTTCTCAATTTAAATCTATCTCCATTGCATTCTACATTAAGACCCTGGAAGTCATCATCGAAGTAGAAGTACTCTTCATCTTTATCAGCATTAATCTTTTGCTCTGCATCGGCAAGCGATGTGAATTTAGTATATAAGAGAGGATAGGAGACCTTTCCATCGAGCAGACCCTCCTTACGGTAATCAATCACTGTAACAGTAGTATTTTTGCATTGAGTAACGCCACATAGATATAGACGTGGCGTCACGATATTTTTCACAATGGTATTGTCAGGGTGTTGAATAACGAATGAATAGCAATAATCTTTGTTCAAGTCAGCGAAATCAAAAGATGTCTCACACATGCACTCAAGAAACATCGTTCGGAAGTTCTTATTGGAGTCTTTATAAAATCGTCCTCTTCCTGAGATTACAGAACGAGTGCTTAGCTCCCATTCAGCGTCATCTTCCTTGGTATGATACAGATTTACCATAGTTCCCTCTACAAGTTCGGTATAAACATATTGGTCATGGTCTTTATTTCGTGTGGTAAACATATCCATTGGGAGTGATTTGAATGGAGAACATCCGACAACGTTTCCGTTTCTAAAGACAATGGAACGGAAATGAGAAAGTTGTTCGAAATTATCGGCGGTCAATCCGCATTTGTTATATTTCAAGATTTCAAAGCCACCATGAGATACTTTGTATAATGACTTGCTGGAAATATATTCTTTATCATCCAGTTTGGAAAAGTCAAAATATTTGGAAAGGTCGAATTTTGAAGAATTGTAAGTTGAAACAGCCATGATTGGTATTTGGGATTAGTTGTGGGAAAGGTATTGATTGTATGTTCAAATTATATATATCAAAGAGTTAGTTGGTTGGTGAGTTACGTATTATTATGATTGATATACTGTTTCAATTTTTATTTTAAAGAAATAATGTAATAAAAATATATCTAAATACAATATAGAAGATAAATGTCTGAATTAAAACTTGAATTAGGAGATATAATACAAATTGAGTCTCCATCCAATACAGAGCTGAATGATAAAATATTCTTAATTTATTACATTGATACTACATTAATACGCATATTAGATACAGTTGATTTAGAGTTTAATGATTTGAATATCGTTAATAACAAATTAATGGATGAATCAATTACCAGTATATCCATATTGAGAAAGGAGGAGGAAAAGGGTTATGCGAGACAACACGGATTATTACCAAAGACATGGATTGAGATTAAATTCAGCGGCGATATACCTGCCATAATTGTCGCTGAGATAACAGATTTACAGGAGGATATGATTGAATTGACGTCTTACCCTGACAATAAGGTATTCTATATCGATTTCGGATACAAAGGTATTCCTCTTGATATTCCAATTGAGCAGATTCAAATAAGAGATAAACCAATTGAGGATGTAAGTGAAGAGATTAAAGTATCGGAAAAAAGAGATAGTATTAAAGACGACATTGATGGTGATAATGATGACATAAAAGAAGATGTTGATGATATTTTCGACGGTGATGATGAACTTGTTTTAGAACTTCCTAAGAAGGATGTTATGGTTCAGGTTGGAGATGTTTTAGCCGAAGCTGAAGACATTATGTTCGGAGACGTTGAAGATATTACACAAGAAGTTAATGTGAGCGATGATGAAAAGCGGTTCTCTCTTGATGAACAGACAAATGATTTACTCGATGAAATGCTTTCAACTATTCCTAACTTAGAGAGAACAAATAAGGTATTGAGCAGAATTAACCGCATGATTAATCGCTTCACACAACTAAGAGAGAAATATTCATCTTTCGATTTTAATAATGTTATTGATGGTTTAATATTGAAAACAAGTAATCACAAGCCTCTTGTTGAGTCATTGAAAAAGTTGAATCGTAATTTATATTGGTTGTTGCCTATTGTTAAAAATAGAAAGGAAATATTCGATGTTATGGAAGAGAACGAAGATTCTAATTTATTAATTAATGTTAATGAGGACGTTATACCTAAATCATCGTCTAAAATGGTAGGTAGAATAAATACTATAATTGAAAATTACAAGAATAATTCTCAAATCGAGTCTACAAATAGCTATAGTTCATTTATTAAAATACTAATGAATGAGATGGATAATTACGAGCTACCATCAGAAAACGAATCTCTCTATGTTGGTGAAGTAAATAGCAATATCAATGTTGTTTTCGACAATGTTTTGAAAAATTTACAGGAGTTTTATAGTTCTGTTTATAAGAAGGATGTCATTAAGAAGAATAGATTCGTTATTTCTAAATACAATTTGGGGCTTAATATGTTAAAGGCAGATGAAATTAGAGGGTCATATATGAAATCACACGCAGTTGAGCTAACGAAGAACGATTCAATCTCTCTCAAAGGATTTGTAGCTTTACCATATAAATTTGTTGAATATAGTAGAATAAATCTTCCAGGTACAACTATTTACGATAAAACGAATTTGAATGAGGTTAAATTGTCGTATTGGAATACATTGAGGCGTTCAACATCTATCGTTAAAAATACTATTACAGAAAGAGTTGATTATAATAAATCAAAGTTTATCGATACCATTAAGTCGTTTGTTATGAATGATGAAATACTTGAAAATACAGATTTATCGTCAAGTGATAAAGAACAAAATTATGTCAAATTTTTGGAGGCGTTTATCCCTACAACTATGGAACTATTCAATACATATAAGGATTTCATTAATAATGGTCTCTCTATTGAAGCAGTAATAAGACAACTTGAACCATTCATGATTTATAGAGAAGATTTAACATACAAGCAATACACAGTTATAAGCGAGTTTATCGAGGCCAATATATTGCAACTTAAACAGAGACTAATTATCAATACTAAAGATACTAATACCTTAAGAGGACTAAAAACACAAGTATCTTTCGCCAATGGAATATTAATGCAATTATTAGGCGCGAGTAAATATGATATTGAAGGGGGATATAAACTACCTGAAAACACCCCTGTTATGAACAGCGAATTATACTCTAAACTAATGGTTACTGATTATGGTGTGTTTTATAACACAAATATACAATATTTGACTCGAGATTTGAATGTAAATGTTGACGTCAACCAAGTAATAAATGCAAATATAGATACACTTGAAACGAAAATAGATGATAAAGATAATAGCGAATGTAATACGAGAGAATTGGTAAAGACATATTTTTCTATTGACGAATTGAATTTAGATGATAATAATCCAGACGTGTTTTATGATAAGAAGTATGATACAACTAATTATGACTTTGTTAAAGAATATAGTAATGAGAGAGATAATATGAATCCCGAAGAATTCCGTGAATTTATCGTGGATAAATTAGTTCAAAATATTGGGATGGTTCCTAAAACAGCTGAAATAGAAGCATCCGCGATGTTGACCGGTAAGAAAAAGGTTAGTTCTGGACATTATGCAATACTTATTGAAGATGGAGGTGAAACAAACTATTATTATAAGAGAGAAGGAACAAAATGGGTTCTTGACAGTAGTATGGATTCATCCGATAATTTTGATAAACCTGGCATATTTTGCAATACATCGAAGAAATGTCTCAGTATAAAAGATGATTGTCTCAGTGTTGAAGAATCAAAGGAACGAATTCTTAAGAAAACATTAGAAAATATATCTACATCATTGAAGGACGATGAAACAAATTATTTAAAGGACGTCAATGAGAGATTAGTTATATATGAAAAACTATTGAGCGATTTGATCCAACTTAAACAAGTGAAATACTTAACTACGAATAATACTCAATATCTTTTTGGTATAAATAATCAGTATGATGACGTAGTTGTCTCTCCGTATGCTGAGCTATTTGACATGATTTTATCGCAAAGAGATTTACCCAAGAAGATGAGTGATATCAATAAATTCCTATTAAATTATACACGTGATCATATTCCAGAGAATGGTGAAGACAAGTTTTGGTATTATTGCAACTCGACAAATATTAAATTAATGCCATCATTTTATGTGAGATTATCCTCTGTATTTTTAACTAATGGAGATTATTTGGCTGAATTAGATAATATTTGTGCTGAACAAGGTAAGATAAGTGACGACGGAGATAAATGGGTCGACGAACATAGTGGATATATGATAAAATTGGTGGATTTCGCTACTGAAGAGGGATTTGATGATGCAGGATTTAAGGTTCAAACAAATGATATATTGGACGATATTGCAGGTACAACTCTAGATAAACTACCAAGTGAAGGAGAAGAATTATTTAATACAAAGGAGGCCATTATCATAAAGAATATATTGTATGCTTTGATGTTATATTCAGGTGTGGAATTGAACGAAGATATTAACTCAATGGTGAAGAATATTCTTGTTTATTCGATGAAACAAGTTGGTAGCCGAGATTCATATACTAAGAAGGTTAAAGCACTTGAATTAAAGGGTAAAAAAATGGTTTCGTATGACAACAAACGCAATCAATTATTTTTGTTTTTCTCAGGAGTGTATTTCTTAGCATATTTACAAACATCTATTCCGAGCGTAAGAACACGTAAATCATTTCCTGGATGTGTGAAATCGTTTGATGGATTTCCCTTTGAAAAAGGCACTAATATGAGTGGCGTTAATTATATCGCATGTATTATGAAGAAAATATCTTCTAGTCAACCGCCATGGGATTCGATTAAAGGAGTTGGTGAAAGCAATTTCGCGAAAAATATGAGTGTTATTTACGAGAAAATTCTATCTAATGATAGCATATTAAATCAACGCATTAAAGATAAGCAGATATTTTTGGAGTCGTCAGATGGTGATATAGATTTTATTCCAAATGAGATAGATGTTGCTAATTGGCAGACATTTTTACCACCATTGAGAGAGATTAACCTTGAAAAAGTTGCGAATATATCGCCAGATTTTAAAGAAGATTTACGTTCTAAGTTAAAGAAAGGTAGTTTTAAACAGATTCCAATGTTGTCTTCATTACAAAGTAAGATTAAATATTTCTCTCTATATATCCAAGATGAGATTGAAAAAATAGTTGAAAAACAAGATAATTTATTGAAATCGAACTCTGGGACACCGTTCATACAAAATATGTGCTGTAATATTGATAACAACGAAGGAACTCTTAAATATTTCACCAATAAATCTGATAAAATAATAGATTATAATAAAATAGTTATTGAGCTTAGAAATATTTACGATAACGTAATTGGTTTAACTAAATCTGTTGTTTTATTCGATAAGAGAAACACAAGACGTATAATGCCTCCGGTTTCAAGCATGTTTGGAGAGAATACAATATACCAAGGGTTTATTAAATTCTGTAATATTAATGATGATAAGCCTATAGACGACGCATTAAAAGTGTTTTGTAGTGATAAGACGAGCGGATTTGATAAATTGGATAGTTTAAGTGATAAGATAGAAATTCTTAAGAAGGAAGGTAAGGATTTTAATAACGACATGTTTATTGAGCTATTAAATGCTATAAACAAACAGCACGTTTTGAATATAGATTTCAACGAAGTCATACCAAAAACACATGAAAAACTCTTGTTTTTAATTGAACAAATTTCATCCAATAAAGACGAGGGTAAAGATATTAATGTATCTGAGCCATTGATAAAGATTTTACAAAAGATGGTTTTGAAGATATATGATTTCAAAGAAGATATGCACGAAGAAACAAAGAATATGGTTAATTATGCTATTATATCGACACAAAATATAAAGAAACGAATAATTAAATATATATCTGACCATAGTAACAGGTCAAGAAATGATAAGAAGAAAATAACAGAGTTTATTAATACATTTGAGACGTTCAATAATATATTAAAAACCGAATTTTTATCGACAGAAGAAAACACATCTATAAAAGTAATTGAATTTATTAGAAACAGCATATATCATTTGGTGAATGAGTACCCCAATATTATTCTAAACCAAGTAAAATACGACGATATTAAGATGCCAAAACATTGGAATCTATCAGAGAAACATTCAAATGATTTGCGAGAAATGTTGAAGAAAAACTATAACGGTCTTACAGAGTTCTATGGAAATAAGGATTTAGAACCAATACTTGGAGAGATCACAGATTTAACAGCCAATATTATATCATTGATGGAAAATACGCCTATAATACCATCTAATATAAAAAATAATAAATCATCATTCGATATTGAAACCACAAAATCTCTCTATGTTTTTTATTTCTTTAGTATTTTAGAAAAGTATGTTGAATTAGAGATACTAACTGTTGATAATGAATATGCGGTATTTGGAGGACGCACAGTTTCGAGCACCGAATACGCTAATAAAGTGACATTTGGCAACGAAGATGATGATAATGAAGACATCGTTGATCAAGAATTATTAGAGGGTAATAAGGTGCAAGTTCAGAAGTATATATCCTCTTTAATAGCATCCTATTTGCTTATTTTAAGACGTCAAAAAGAGAGAACAGATTTGAATAGAACAATGATATTGGATTTGATAGTAAGGTCAAAAGAAAAGGAGAAAAATACAAAGACCCGTCAATTGAAGGAGCTCACGGATGAAGAGCGTAAGGTTGACGGTGAATTGAGGGCTGCAAAGTTGGGAAAATGGAATGTTGGATTACAAAAGGGTCTTACACGATATGTTAAATCATTCTATGATGAAGAGCGTGATGAGATGGATAATGAGGCTATAATTGAGAAAAAATTGGGTGAAAATAAAAATGTTACCAACTTAAATAAAGATATTTATGAGGATGAATTACGACAAGAAGAACAGGCTGATTTAGAAGCGGATGAAGAGGCTTATGACATGGGGTTAATGGGTGATGATGACGATTTTGAGGATGATAGAGATGGAGATGAACAATATTAGGGTAATTTGAGGGCATAAAAATATATTGATATAAATATATACTTATGAACAGAACATATATAAGGAAAAACATCACATTTGTATCAATAATTTTATTTGTGGCTATTTATTGGGGAATAACCTATATAAAACCTGGATTTCTTTATAATTATGACGGAAGTATCCGTCAATTTGGACTGAATAGCAATAAGAAAACAGTTATTCCAATATGGTTATTATCAATACTATTAGCTATAGTTGTGTATCTGGCTGTATTGTATTATTTAGCCTTGCCTAAATTATTATATTAAATATATATATATGATAAACGTAAAAACCATAATCGGTTTTATAATAATGTTTGGTATAGTAACAGTTTATATACCATATTATTTATTTAAGTATGCTCATAAGACTCTATTTTTAACATATTTCGCCAATGTTGATATTGTAGCGAATATTCTCTCTATTAATTTCCCCGATTATTTCAAGAATGTATATGATATTGACCCGAAAACATTGTCGGAATATTTAACATATAACGTTATCAGTCTTATTGCATTATCTGGTATTTTTATACATGGAATAAACTATAAAAACAAGGGAAAACATTCTGATATGACTATTTTATCCATATTAATACTTATGTCCATTATAACATGGACTCTGCCGACACAATTGATACCATATATTGAAAATAAAATAAAGGATTTTTACAATATAAAGGATACAACTAAAGATATACTCATAACCACACTTGTTTCATTAGGATTTATTATACTTGAGGGTATAGCAATCCATTTATTGATTTTTGAGAATAATCTACTTCATACTAAAAGTTTATTTAAAGGAGTTAAGTTTGATTTTTGATTTATTCTCTCACGATGTATTTTTGTGCAGTATCACCTGCTTCTTTATTTTCTGTATGTTCCTTTTGTATCTTAGCTTTATAAGCATCCACTTCCGTCTTAATTTGCTCCGATGATTTGACACAATTGGTTGATGCAATACCCATATTTGATACTGAAATGGTAAGTAATCCAGATAATAAATACCATATACCTCGAGAGATATCGTCTTTCAATCTGACGAGATGTCTTAATTTATCAACTCCTGCTGAATAATTGGGTGCTTTCTTATCTAATAAGGGTGAAATTTTTTCAAGTGCTGAATCGAAATTAACAGGAGTCATCTCGTTAATAAGTAATGATTTGTCTTGGTACATTTTAACGGCTATTTTATTTAGACCGTTATCACTGGACTTGAAATTTGATTTAAGTATTGTATTTAAAGCATCTTTCACTCCCATGAGAGAGACTATTCCATATCCAAAAGTATTTGAAAAAGGAGACTTCCATCCGGGTGAAATTTTAAGTAGTATATTTATAACTAAGAAAATGAATACCCAAGGTAGAATACCCCATAAGAATATAGCATATAGTTGAGGTGTTCCACATAGGCTTTTAGATGTAAGATATACAAATGTAATCTGTGTGGTCAAAATGAGAACATAGTATATCATAGTTAGACCGTTATTTTCGCCTTGAATATAAATTACTACTAAATATAAAAGCGTTATTAAAACGAAAAACAGAATAGGAAATATAGTATTAATCATTATATAGTATAATTGTGTAAAAAAATATGGGTTTTTATACAATTAGATAATATGAATAGAGAGATTATTTCGAATCCTTCTTTAGTTGAACCTGGAGTGAAATACTTTTTAGGTGAAACGCTGAGAAACTGTAAAAGCGTAAAGAATAAGTATTATAATTTTCTATTCAATCTCTCTATATTCGTCTTATTTTTCGTAACAATTGGAGGGTTTTTATATTATAAATATTTGAACCATAATAATAGCGAAGAAAGAGAGAATAATAAGAAGCAAACAGAGGAGTATATGCTTAATATAGTTCATAAAATACAAACAGAAAATAGGTATAAGAATGGAAGTAAAATAACTGACTTACCTGAATATCAGAACGAATTTGAAGATACAATCAGAAAATTCTAATTCTAATTCATATAAATAAATAATATAATTTGTCTATATAGTATAAATGTCTGATTATGAAATAATTTTAGAAGAGTATTTTGAACTTAAGTCAGGTTATGAAAAGAAATATCAATCTAAAAAAGGTGCTATAATAAACAACAATAAAATTAGCAAAAAAGAAAAACAAAAACTGATAAGGAACCTAAAAATGCCGTGCATCAAATGTAAAAGAAAGGTTAATACTGTATTTTACGATAAAAACGGGGTATACGGCGCATTATGCGGAGACTCTGTCAAACCATGTGGTCTTAATATTGAAATATCTAAACAAAAAACTATCAACTTAAAGGAACAAATATATGATTTAGACGAAAAAATAAGCACTCATGAATTTGAAATTAAAAGATTGAAATTATCGCATCTATTTGGTTTGATTGACGATAATAAACTTGATGAAATATATCAAATACAAAAAGAGGATTACAAGAGCGACACATTATTTAGAGAAAATTTAGAGACGCAATTGATTATAAATACGAATGACCTGGATAGAAGGGAACAAATCTCTCTACTAAAGAAAGAGTATTATGAAACTATTAAGGAAATAAAGGATAACATGAAGGACTATATGGTTAATGATAACAAAGAAGGATTATCGAACGCAGTTGAGTTGTATGTAGAAACGCTAACTGATATAAATGATAAATTGCGTTCAAACAAGTATGAATACTCGGGTATTGAAGAAGAGATGATTAAGATGGACGAGATTCCGAATGTAAACATAATACAAATAGAAAATACGAAGGATATGTTTGAATATATATTGGAAGAAAGTGAAATTAAAAGTTTTGAAATATAAATAATTATTTATATATACTATAACCGATGAAATACATTAATATTCCCGTCTTTATAATCAGTTTAGCAATTGGAATATTTTTCGTTTATTCGACCACAGACCCTATGAAAAATATACCTGTATTTCCCAGACCTGATAATATAGGATTAGTTCAATATATGGATCAAGCCGATAACTGCTTTGAATTTGAAATGGAAAAAGTTGCGTGTAATAAAGATACGAAAGATTACATAGTCCAATAATAAAATGTATAGATAATATATAAAATGCGTTTCGATAAGTTGCTACACAGTGAAGTAGGTAAAATTTTGGTATCTATTATTTTGGGTCTTGGTCTTGCTACATTATTTAGAAGAGTATGTTCTGGAAAGAACTGTTTGAATTTCGTTGGACCTGAATATAAAGAGTTGAAAGAGAGAACATATAGATATAATGACGATTGTATTGCATTTAAAGAACACGCGGTTACTTGCGATAAAAGTAAAAAGGTTCTTCCATTTTCGTGAATATAATATATTCTTTACGTAATAATTAATAAATATTCATATTAATTATTAATATATGGCGACAAATATTAACGACCTTCCATCTGATGAAATCAGTAATAATGAAGCACCAGTTCAGAAAGAGATGCATGATTCACGTGATCCTCCATCAGGTCAAGAACCGCCACCTACGCAACTGAGCAGCGATGACGTTAATAAAATCATATCTGGATTGCAAAGAGCAAGTCAATCTAATTTAACGGCACTACCATCGAGAGATATACCGATGACTAATACGCAAATAACGATGGATGAACAAACGGGTAATCCTAATTATATTCCACACGATAATAGAAATAACTATATAAATAATGAGGATAGATTTGATACTATTGTTAAGAAGCAATTTGACGATAATAAACACAAAACAAAGAGAGATGAATTACTAGATGAACTTCAAACGCCTATTTTAGTGACAATATTATTTCTTATTTTTCAATTACCGTTTGTAAGGAAAAACCTGCTATATTATCTGCCTCATTTATTCTTGAAAGATGGTAATCTCTCTTTAAGTGGTATTATATTTAAATCATTAATATTCGGAACGGCGTTTTATGGATGCGTAAAAACAGTTAATTATCTAAGTGATATTTAAGTGAATTTTATTATATATATAGAGAGAACCGCAATTGTAAGTGTCCCACCGAGAAATTTAGTTACATTACGTCTGTTTGAATTGGTATTTTTAACATTATACATATTGAGTAATGGGTCTATTAACGTGTAGTTTTCGCGCGATAATTTTCTCTCTACAATTGTTAAAATACAACCGTTAAATAATAGGAATAAAATATCGACTATAATAATAATTATTATACTTAATGAAGCAAAATATTTACTATTTGTCATCGCTAATACTATCACTAATAAAGGTATTATAATATGAGTTATTCTTAATATGAAACATGATATTTCGTCACTAAATCCTGTTTTTTTGATTAAATATATAACATATTCGACTAATGAATTCCTCGTCTCTTTAGATATAAAATGATATGTCATGTTTTATATATAAACAAATACAAATATTAATTTAATCTCTCTATAACTTGAAAATATTTTTGAATATCTTGCGGGTTTTTCTGCGCCTTGCTGTCGGTATTCGTCGTCTTCTTATGGTGGATTTGAGGTCCTGTCTCGACGGTTGTCCAGGAGTATATTTCAAGAAATGTCGTCTATATTTCTTAGATGACCTATCTCTCTTTAATTTTTTATGAAGGTTATTTCGTCTTGACTTAATACGTTCTTTTGTAACCGGATTTCCGTAACAATTAATAGTAAAACGTTTTAAAATTCCTTTCTGTTTTAATCTGTTCTTATCTTGCACTTTGAATAGAAATTCACTCATACATATAATTCGATTCTTATCATAATAAGGTCTATTCATATATAAAAATGCTAAATACATATTTAACATCGTATCAATACTGGCTATTTTCATATTCTTACCGTTCAATTTAATAGAGTTATAACTGTGACAATCGAACGCTTTATATATGAATGCAATAGTGTCTCCGTCTATTATAACCTCGTAATGTTCTGGTATAACCTCGCCTGCGTTTGGATGTTTCACAATTCTAATATGGTTATATCCTTCCTTCGTTAATTTATCTTTAAGTTCATTAGCGCATTTTAACGGTGCCTTTGCGAGAATATCGAAATCCGGGATTTCTTTAAGTTCCTTTGTATAATGATCATAATGTCTCATATAAAGGCGGTTAGCAACTGCGCCAAAGAATACAACCTTTTGTTTAATGAAATTCTCTCTCGTGATAACAAATATTCTCCTTATATCTTCTTTATCAAGTGGAGAATTCTTGTCAACCACACGTTGAATATCAATGGTATCACATTTTTTTCCCTTTAATGGGAAATTCTTATTAAGTAGCGTAAGGCGCTTCATTACTTTCTCCCACCTCGATATGTCTCCTTTAGGTCTGGATAATTCTTTATACATTGACATACGTAAATAATTAATAGGCGTATATTTGATTCCATCAATTATAACTGCGTCTTTTGAAATACCACGGAACAACTCCTTATTCATTGTGGTAATATCTGCAACTGGAATAAAATTAACAAATACCTTATATGTTCCGTCATGCATACCTGCCTTAGCCTCTATATCTGTGTAACCATTGGCGTGATAAATATCAGCTAATTCAATAGCGTCAGCCATACCATCCGGTGAATATACATCATAATCCGGCAATTCGCTGTCTAAATCATAAAACCGGTCTTTTTTGGGGAGAATATTATTTATCGCTGTTCCTCCGTAGCAAATAAGTTTCTTATCCCTGATAAAATTCTCAGTAATACCGATGAGTTTAATTATCGCAGGATCATTTACTAAATTAGAACCCTTTATATAGACAGCATTATCAACAGACGAACGTAATATAGCTAATTCACATTCTTCAAATGTCATACTATCATCGCATGTGGAGTTTGTCTTGTTTTTACTCATATATAATATGTTGTTAGAAAAATTAAATAATGTGATTAAAATACGGTTTTTTAAGTTGTTTAGGTGCGTAAGATAATTTTGGGTCTTGTTTTGTTGGGGTTTCAGCGTATACCTTAATGTAACGAAGACTCTCTGGTTTAATCATAAACGCACTTCCCTTGCTATTAAACTCTTCTAAATAATAAATCATATTAGTATCCATCGTCTGAAAGTTCATACATACCATTTGACAGCCCATTTGGAAATGAAGTCCTGGATTTATATTATCGGGTTCAACTTTTAAATCTGGCATACTAATAGTCATATTTTTCTTGTTAGAATTTATAAGTTCATCTACACTTGGTGTAAACTTGACATCGTAATCTCTCAACTGTTTAATAAATAGAGAGCCTGTTGTAACGTTTATAATCTCATCTAATTTACTGGTCTTATACAATTTATTGGACGAGTCCACCATAATTACTACCTTTCCCATAAAAATCTTCAGTGGCTCTGCTGTTAAATTATCTCCTCCATATTCATAATTATATCTATTAGGAAGCCGTTTATCTGAGAAAGTCGAAGACAAAATCTTTGCCATTTGGTCGAATACCTCTGTTCTCGATGTTTTAATTCTAAAATGAAGAAGCAATGGGTCATTGAAATTTGGCGCTGTGGAAGATGCAAACGCGTGTCCGTTAATTGTATCCATAGCATCACCAAATGGTATAGAATTATATGTTCCTTTCTGATAAAAACTATCTTTAGAAGAAGCAGCAATAACAGGTTTATCATTGAGAGAATATACCTCGAAATCAAGTACTCTTGCGCCTCTTTGTATGACTTGTTTTAAAGCATCTGTTGTAACATAACTATTCTCAAAATCACCGTTACAACAGCTATTGTAACTGCTCATAATATAATAATCTCTCAAATCGTATTGGTATTGTGCATCATTTATATTTATATTTGAAACGAGATTCTCGATGTAGGTTAGGTCTTTTTTCATGAGAGTATTATTACTTTTCTTTTTAGTGATTTGAGTATTTATATAGAGAGATAGACCAATGACTGTGATTATGATTATAAATAACAACAGATAATCTGCTAAAACGACGTTGTTTTTAAATATATCTGTAATTCTATTTTTCACATTATTAACAGAGTTCATAGTTCTATTTTTCACATTATTTACAGAATTCATAGTTGTATTTCTCACAGAGTTCATAGAGTTCATAGTTCTATTTTTCACAGAGTTCATAGAGTTCATATATTATAGATAAATAAAAATAACAGAAGTTAAATACAAATATTTGATTAATTGTAAATATCGATTTGATAAGTTTTTATTTAAAAGTATATTATATATATAACTATGGCTGGAGGCTTTTTAAATATTAAATCACATGGACAAGAAAATATAATTATTTACGGCAATCCTCAGAAATCATTTTTCAAAATAGCGTACAAACACATCACTAATTTCGGAATACAAAAATTTAGAATCGATTATGAAGGATCTCGTAATTTACGGGTAAATGATGAAACTAAAATGATATTTAAGATACCAAGATATGCTGACCTATTAAAGGATTCTTATGTAGTTGTAAATATGCCTGATGTATGGAGCCCATTATATTTTAATACAACTTCGAATGAATGGGTAGAAACAGGATTTAAATGGACTAAAGAGCTCGGAACAACAATGATTAAAGATGTAGAAATTAGTTCCGGAGGACAAGTGTTAGCTAATTATAATGGCGAGTATTTTAGTTGTATTCATCAAAGAGATTCAAGCAGTGGGAAAAAGGAACTATGGGACAGAATGACTGGAAATGTAGTGGAATTATTTGACCCGTCACTAGCATATGGTAGAGTCAATATATATCCAAGTGTATACAACCACGACCCTTCGCAAGGTAATGTTAGACCATCAATTCTTGGAAGACAATTATTCATACCTATTGACGCATTTTATTCTACTAATCCTGGTATGGCTTTCCCGTTGATTTCACTTCAATATGCTGAATTACAAATATCTATTACATTTAGACCAATTAGTGAATTATATAAAATTAGAGAGGTAACAAATGTTAGCGATAATTATCCGTATATTGCCCCTAATCAGAACGAGCCAACACAGCAATTCACCAATTTTTTAAATGCACCTATTAATGCACAGGGCGACTCTAATACTTTGAATAAAACATGGAATACCGATATTCATCTTCTTTGTTCTTATATTTTCTTGGATGAAGCAGAGAGAACATTCTTCTCTAAAAACGAGCAAAAGTATTTGATTAAAGACGTATATACTCGTGATTTTCCTAATATATCGAATTCAGATTCTCTCGATTTCAAGTCTCATGGTCTCGTTGCGAATTATACATATAGATTTAGACGTAGTGATGCTTTTATGAGAAATGAATGGTCTAATTACACAAATTGGGCGTATGATTCACTCCCATATAAAGCTAATAATATTGGCTCTCCAGACGCATCAATATATATCACTGGATACACTAGTGGACAATTATTAAATGCAAACATGAAAGATATTTTGGTATCTATGGGACTCCAATTAGACGGCAAATATAGAGAGAATGTATTAAATGCAGGTGTATATAATTATATAGAAAAGTATTTGAATACAAAAGGAAACGCTAAAGACGGGTTATATGTATATAGTTTCGAATTAAATACAGATACCAGAACATACCAGCCTTCTGGTGCGATGAATATGGATAAATTTGAAAACATCACTTTTGAAATACTTACTATAAATCCTCCATATGATCCAAATGCGTCATTTATCCAAATATGTGATCCTACTACAGGTAATGTTGTGGGAACACAGAAAAATGTTTGGAATATTAAGCAATATAACTTTGATTTAAGAGTGTTTGAAGAGAAATACAATGTATTACATTTTTCGAATGGTTTATGTGGATTAGTATATGCAAGATAAAAATACTTTCTTATAATATATTAATATGGACTTTATTAATAATACCGTGAAAAACTTTTCAGGAAATTCCGATTCTAATGATACTTTGAGAGAAAAAAGAGATAAACGAAATAATAATACCACAGCTCCACAACCAGCCGTAGCTCCACAACCTGTCAAGGCGGATACTGATAACGCAGCTCCTGTTAAAGAAAAAAAGACCGACGTAATGAAGGGTAGTAATTGGAAAGCATTCGGACAAGGTCTTTTATCGACAGTTATAATATTTTTATTAATAGTAATAAATGGTTTGGCTATTCTTTATCATACAAAGGTAGGTATCGAAACAAATCCATTACCAATAAATATAGATAAATTACCGTATAATCCAGCGCCTGGTGCGCCGTTCAGTGAAACTATGCCATACGTTCATTATCCGAAAGACCCAGATATATTCGAATTATTTAGTAGAATAATCGCATCATCTATGAGTTCTATACGAGTTGCGTTAACCACTTTGTTTTTAGCATTTAAAGTTCGGTCGTCCAGGTCAAAAGAAGATGAATTCTCCACTTTAGACTATTTATTATTTATATATGGAATAGGCATAATAGGCACATTATCCTTTTTCTTACCATTCGTAGGAGTTATGGGAGGAATAATGGGTTATTTAATGTCTGATGCTGATATAGAAATTAAATTTTTCGCTCTTTTCTTTATATTCTTTATTTTATGGGGATGTTATATGTTCCAGTCTGTTTATGTATGGTTATTCTTAATATCAGGTATATATTGGTTATACGCAGCTAAGAAACTAGGAACATATCTTAAAGAGTTTAAGCACATAATATATTGGATGTTAGTATTAACTATAGTTATTCCGTGCGCATCAACCTTATGGTATCCAATAACTATAGGAGTCGTGTTAGGAGCGTTATCACCATATTTCACAACATTATTTAAAATCCTTTTTATAAATTAAATACTTAAATATATAAACTGATGTATTGTATATTTAATGGGAAGTAAGAATCGAAATAAAAAGAATAAAAAACTTGCGCTAAAGAGTAAAATCAAAGATGAATATTTACCGTTCATCTCTCTTTGTACTCCTACTTTTAACAGACGTCCTTTCATAAATCAATGCATTAAGAATATTATGAATCAAACATACCCAATAGAGAGAATGGAATGGATAATTATTGATGATGGAACTGATAAAGTAGGTGATTTATTTCAAGATATAAGTTTCGCTAAATATATCAGTTTGGATGAACGTGTTGCACTAGGTAAAAAGAGAAATATGCTACATAATGAGGCTAAAGGAGATATTATTATTTATATTGATGACGACGATTTTTATCCAAAAGAACGAGTGAAACACGCGGTTACAGAACTATTGAAATCTGATAAATTAATAGCTGGAACGAGCGAAATTTATGTCTCTTATAATGGTAAAGGAATATATAAGTTCGGTCCTTATGGAAATAATCATGCAACCGCAGGGACATTTGCTTTTAAGAGAGAATTATTAAATAACACTTCTTATAAAGACGACTCATGCTTTGCTGAAGAGAAACACTTTCTTAATAACTATACTATACCTCTTTTACAATTAAATCCGTTCAAAACAATATTAGTGTTTAAACACGCCCATAATACTATTGATAAGGAACAATTTATTAAAGATGGTGATAGTAAATATGTTACCAAAACAGATTATAAACACGATAAGTTTTTTATGAATGAACAAGAAGTACTATTTTATGATACACAAATACACAATGATTTATCACAATATGACCACGGTTTACCAAAGCATAAACCAGACGTTCTCCAAAAATTAAAGGAAATAAGAGAAAGTAATGAAAACGATAATCAGAAAAGTAATGAAAACGATAATCCGAATGGTCAGATGTTTATGACTGATGATACGGGTAGAAGACAAATTACTAATAGAGATTTAATTCAATATTATAACAAACAAAAGGAAGCTTTAATTGAATATAAAAGCACAATAGATATACTAACGAAAAAACTCGAACAACAAGGCAAAATTATAGAATCCCTGAAAAATAAAATTGAATAAAATAAATAGTTATTATCTCTTTGTAAAATATACTAACTGAATCGTCATGGCCGCCGCAAGTTCTGAATTAACCACAACTTACCAGAAAAAAACTGACATTGAACATATTCTCGATGCTCCTGAT